TAGAACCGATTGTAACTACTTGTTCACCAGCAGAACCAGATTTTTTTATAAAAGCTAAACCATCATAGGTATTAAGCGCTATTTCTCCAAACTCTATAGAAGAAGTAGTTGGTATACGACCTGGTACTGCACTTCTACGCAGTTTTAAATATTGATTAGACATGTGTCTGGCGTTGGTTTAGTATATACTGGTTCAAAGACTATGTAGCCTCATGTATAAATATTAGTAATCTCCTAAATCCATAGTATAGAAGCTGCCAGAATCTCCAAAAGAATCAATATCTTGTATAGTTAATGAACCCGTCTTTTGTGGTGTAGGAGCTATGTAAACAGATCCTGATATAACAAAGTCATTACCTTGTCCACTGCCACTTAAAGTGAGTCTAGAACTAGCTTCATTATATTGAAGATTAGATAATATTTGTTTAAATTTTAGCCTTGCCATATTAGTTAAATTTACCCACTCCTATGATAACATCAGATGCTTCTAAATTATATTGTAAAGCAGTAGTATTTAGTACTAGAGTAGAAAACGTTACGTTATTAGTAAAACTTATAATGCTTGAAGCTTCTATATATTGTCCATTTACAAAGAATGTAAAGTTATTTACACTAGTAGCAGGAAGTCCAGAAGGAGCATCTAAGAAACCATTAGGGAATGTTACTGTATTAGCAGATACAAATGCACCTGTCACGGTTTTATTAACTCCTAAATAAGTTATTGCAGGTGAACCCTCTCCAGTATAGTTTGTTATATTATTTACGTTATTCACAGAATCGTTTAATAGTACAGATTTAGATCCTCCAGATTTTCCTTTCTTAATTCTAGCACCAAACTCTTCAGTCCCACTAGAAGTTTCTAGTCCAAATATTACTCTAGAAATACCATACGCATTAGATGGAGCTGCTAATTTTCTATTAAGTGTATCAGGAATTAAATAACCGTTTAGAGTAATATTGAAGTTTGTTCTAACCGCACGGTTGTCACCTATATCATAGGTTATGCTATCTTGAAATGATTCAATTGAACTGTAGAAAAGGAAGCGATTTGGGTCACCCCAGTAGCTTCTGGATGCGAAGTTCAATGATTCGACAAGCTTATCCATCTGCTCAACAAAATAAGTCCATAGAATGCACTCATACTCTACAGTAATATAGTCTGGAGTGGCTGATACTACATATTTTGTTTCTGGTACTCTGTTATTTAACGCGCTAAAGTTACTATAGATATTTCTTTTACTAAAGGCTTTTTTAAATAGTTGAACATTATGAGCTTGGTTACCATCTAACTTATAGCCTAGATCACGATTTTGAGTTATAGAACTTCTCTTAAACATTAAAAGAGGCGCCATCAATTTTGCATTCGAATCTCTATAATAACCGTCTTGCTGTACACTCTTCCAATTTTCAGGAGTGCCATAAATTACAGGGACAGTTAGTTTAGCATTATTTTGAACTACAGATAATTTGAGATAATTATTAAAATAATACATTAGAGCTTCATCAACATCTTTTATCCCAATAGTAAAATCTTTATCTGCATCTTTTCTTTCACTTATTTCATAAGCTCTATTTTGTTCTGGCTGTCCTAATTTAGTTGGTTCAGAAAATGGTTTTTGTACTGTACCCTCACTTGGTGCATAAGCAGGTCCAATGAGTTTACTCATGAATTCTTTTCTGTTTTCAGGTCTAACTACTTGTATGGCCATTATAATCTTTGTTTAGTTATACCAAATTTATCAGGATCAGCATAGTTACCAGTTAATATAATAGAATAAGATTGACCAAATCCTTCAACAGGTGAAGAATACGAATAGTCTGGATCCTTGCCTAATATTAATTGATTTTCGTTAGTATTATTTACTTCATAATAAACTTCATTGTACATAATAACATCACCAACTTCAGGAACTATATTGGCTTCAATTAAATGATCTTTAAAGAATCTAAAATCAACATCTCTTTCTGTATCTGGACCATAATCTGTAGTAACTGTTCCAAAATCCCCTCTTACTATTAAGCATGGAATTAAAACAGGGCCAATAAAATACTTAGTTAAAGCTTCGCCATATATATTTACAGGAGTATCGTTTAGCTTTATTTTATAATAGCCAATTTGTTGAGATACAATATCTTCAACGATCTCTTTTGTGAAGATCTTAAATGTAGCTACATCCCTAGTAGATCCGAACATTGCCATATTATCCTATATATATGAACATCGGTACATCATTTAATGTACTCGATATTGATTGATTTTCAGATTGTTTACGCTCTAACTGTGCTCTACGACTCATATCTACAAAATCTCCTCTAAGTCTTTCTCTAAGAGCAGTTTGTTGGTCACGACCTTTAGTTATCAAGTCTCCAGAATTTAAAGTAACTTCTGAACCAGGTGCAGGGATTTGTGAGTATTTACCTCTAATCAAACCAAGAAGTTCAGAAGCTAAAGCTAGAGTATATTCATAGATCCATTGCTTACCTGGATGATTGATTTGTCTATATGTTATAGTTGAATATGGAGCAAGTCCTGGATTAGCAATTAAACTTTGATCGTTGCCATAAGGACTATTTCCTGTTATACTCTTTAACTCACTATTTTTTGCATAATCAATCCAAACAACTATACCATCTTTTTCAGGCCAAGGAAATATAGTTAGTTTGTTATTTGTTATAGAGAAAGAATACATTGATCGTCTAACTGTATTAGACATTTCGATCTCTTGAATCCTTTGAATATCCCAATAAATAGGAAATAAAACAAAGTTTAAACCAGGAGAATAACTTGCCCAACCAAAGTTTTCAGTAGCACCTTGATAATTAATACTACCTCCAATATATGGATCATAGTATTGATTAATTGCTGGTTGAGATTCATAATATATTCTATTAACTACTAATCTATCTCCAGCTGATATTAAGCTACCTGACAACGCCCATGCTTGTAAGTCATATGTTTGTTGACTAGAAGTTAAATATAAAGCTGCTTTATACTCATTAACATACCCACCTACTTGTATAGGAGTGCCATAATTTTCAGCTACAGTAATTATTGAGTTTAGATTAGATACTACTACAGTATTATTTAATATAGATCCTGTAGATGCACCTTCTAAAGAAAGATAGTTATCTTTTATCTTAGATTGATAAAGCTCTTCTGCATAAACAGAAACGGCTTCTTCAAAGCAAGCATAAAAATTTATGTCTTGCAATTCTACTTCCATTATAGGATAGCCTAATTTACGAGCGCAATAGTTGGCTACTTTAGGACCATCAGATTGAAATATAGTATCTAAATCGTAAAAACCAAATGGAGTAGATCCTGAAATTGCTCCAGGATTTCCATTATATATTACTGTTGTTGCTGTAGATGCCATTAATCGTGTGCTTTATATATTTCAAGAATATGTTCTACTATTGGATCACGATGATTTGTTTTCAAAGTGACAACTGCAAAACCTGGCACCTCTTTAAAATTAGTGCATATGAAATTAAAACCAGACTGTTTTTTATCTCTAAGATCAATTTGTGCACTGTCTCCACATATAATCATTTTTGTTCCACTACAAATACGACCTAAAACAAGTTGCATTTGTTGAGAAGTGATATTCTGCCCTTCATCTACAACTACGCAACAATTACTTAAATTTCTACCTCTCATAAAAGCTAAAGGTATTACTTCAATATTACCCTCTGCTAATTCTTTATCTATCTTTTCCTTATTATATAGTCTATACATGTTATCATATATAGCAGCTGTATAAGGAGCTAGTTTATCTTCTTTAGAACCAGGTAAAAAACCTATATCTTCACCTGATGTAACTGCTGGTCTTGTTAAAATAATTCTTTCAACTTCTTTACGAAATAGCAAATCAAGTGCTACTTGAGCTGCGATTAAAGATTTTCCTGAACCAGCCTGTCCTTTTAAAACCGTTATTTTATTATTTAGTATAACTGATTTAGCTTCTTTCTGTTCTTCATTGAGCTGAACTTGAAACCTTATCTCATTCTTGGGTCTACGCTTAGCACTTTTGTCAACCATATTATAACGCCTTTCAAATAAATATTGATCAATAGTAAATAAAAAACCCAACCTTACGGGGTTGGGCTTTTATAATCTATAGTAGAGTTAAATTACACTACGTTAAGATCAGCTACTACTACCAAGCCATAGTATTCAGGACGTACCATAGTCATTGCGTAACGAGTCATTATTCCCTTGCGCGGAGTAAATGTGTTAGGATCGTACACAAGTGGAGTCATGATCAATGGAACATATGGAGAGTAAACAGCGCCACACTCAAGGAACTGATTGCCACGGAAACCGAGCAAGATAACGTTCTCAAGCATGTAAGGGTTTTTGTAAACCTTATAACGGCTATTCAACTGACCGATTTTTTGTACACCGAAAGCGTACTTCATTGTATCAGCTGCACCATCAGTATCAGCAGCAAATCCTGGGATAGACTCAAGAATTGTAGCTACAGTTGGAGAACATACAAGGAAGTTAGCACCACCACGCAAAGTACGCTGATGGATGATATTAGATACTTTCTGAAGTTTAATACCCAAAGTCTGGAACCAGCTCATTTGAGTGTAATAAACACCAGATGTATTAGAAGTGAATCCAGTTAAAGTTGCGTTGATTTGGTTACCAACCTTAGCTGACCAATACTCTGTAATTGGAGCATTTTGGATCAACATGTCAAGGATTTCCAAGTCAATCTCTAAAGAGATGTGCTCAGAAAGAAGGCCAGTCAATTCAGCTTCAGCATCAAGTGAATGGTAAGCATTAAGATCTTGTGCAAATTCTGGAGTCCATTGTGCTTTCAACTTACGAGTTTTAGCACTAATTGTTTGGCTCTTCATTTGAACGTTGATCTCAGGGATAACGATTGAAGTTGCAGACAAACTGTTTGGAACAGATGGGTTACCAGTTCTATCTTCAAAATCACCACGACTGTTAAAGTCAGTAGCTTTATTATAGAAAACAGTAAAGGTTGATGCTAAACCATTAGTTACAACGCCTGCTTTATTAACAATAAAGTTAACAAATACACCAGCAGCACTAGATGATAAAGCAGTAAACTGTTGCAAGTTATCAGCTGCAGTTAAACTAGATCCAGAAGTAATGATGAAAGCACGAACGCCATCAACATTAATATTAGACGCAATAGATGCAGTAGGTACTACAAGCTTTGTTAAGCTTAGACTTACAATTGATGCAGAAAGATCACTGTTAAAATCAACATCCGCAAAAGTTGCAGATGAAGAAGCGAATCCTGTTGCAGATGAAGATAGTGAAGAACTAAATTGGTTCAAAGAATAACCAAATCTACCGGCACCATAAAGAGCACCAGACGCAGCATTACCGAAGTTAGCTGTTGCAGTACCATATACAGAATCACCAGAAGCGAAAGGATTCTTAGTGTTTCCGTATTGGAAATCAAGATAGAATACCAAACCAGCAGGAAGGTTCATCGGCTGTACAGAAACGAATTCTTTAGCAGCGATTTGACCAAAGATCTTACGTACCAATGGAAGAGCTACACCAGCCCACTGCTCACCAGTACCAGGAGTAAAGGTAGCACCACCAGAGTTTGCGTTACCATTAGTAGTAGTAGATTCAACTACAAGCTGTTTAGCTTGGTTTTCGAGGATTACGGCCATGTTGTTGGCGTCGTAATCATGCATGCCCTCGAGAAGGCCTGACTTGCTCCACTTTTTAGCAAGACGCTGAGCAACACCATGTTGATCAGAGAAAGCTGTGTTAGCGGATTCAGCCAATAAAGATTGTACTAAATTTGCCATTTTGTTATTAATTTTATTTTTTTGTTATTTGATTCCAGCAAGTTTTTGCCATCTGCTAAATACATTATCTTGTTCGATAATAGGTTGTTTAGGGGCTATACCAACTGCTTGTGAAGCGAAACCAATTGATTCTTTAAGTTGTTTCTTAGATTCAAAAGACTCTTTCAAAGTTTCGTAAGTGTTCTTAACTTCAGTTACAGATGAAGCGCGGTCAAGAGCATTAATTACTTTTACTTTTTGAGATTCAGTCAAAGTCTTAGCTTTGAATAACTTATTCATGTAAAGATACTTTGCATTAAGAAGATTAACTTCTTGAAGATCTTGGCGAAGTTGCTCTACAGTAGATTTAGCCTCTTCAAGTTCTTCTTCCATTTTCTTCTTGTCATCATGATCTTCTTCTTTTTTCTCTTCAAGCTCAGGATATACTGGTTTTTGCTTTGCTTCACCATAACCTGGGTCGCGGTGTGCAGCGTCTTCCATACCTTCTGCTTCAAGTTCAGCAAGAATTTCATCTAATGAAATTTCAGCTTCAGCTTCAGAATCAGTGTCTGCTTCGTCAGAAGGAATGTCCATGCCCATATCTTGTGAGCCAGCCATTACAGATTGAAGTACTTGTTTAAGGTCGCCAAGAGTGATGTCGATAATTTTAGTATCGTCACCAAACTCTTCTTCAACTTCTTCTTCATCTTCTACTTCTTCCTCTTCAGATTCTTCTTCTTCCTCTTCTTCTTCAGCTTCATTTAAACTTTCTTCTTCCATTTTGTCGTGGTCAACTTCATCAACATTAGAAAGCTCTTCTAGTTGAGCAAGAATTTCTTCTAACTCAGCCTCATTAATGTCAGCAGTTTCTTCCATTCCATCTTCAGAATAGGTTTCTTCCATGGCATCGATAGTCTGTTGCTCTTCATCTGCATTTGAAATATCTACATCGTCTAATTCTTCAGATAACTTCAAACGAAGCATCTCTTGAATTTTAGGTTCGAAAGCTTCTTCAAGTGCAGCTTTAGCGTTAGCCATTGCAGATGCTCTTAATGCTTTAGCATCAAGGATAGCGTCTTGATACAATTTACTCATGTTTATAAGATTGTGTCGGGGATTGCTTATTAGATTATGAAAGCAATATAAGGATTTTTTTATAGTAGTGCCATATTAGATCATGGCGCATATACCATAAATATCTAAGTTTGTAGTAAAATACATAAACTTAGAAATATTTTTTATTTACTTATGCAACAAACACCAGATTGAGAACAAATAATGTCTGATATTAACTGGTGTACTTTATTATCTTTACGTTGAACTATTATATGATCTACAGATTCTCTAAGACCTGCTACTGGTTTCATATATGCACCATAAGTTGATGGTGTAGATACAAAGTCCCAACAAATAAGATCTAGATCATCTTCTACTTGAACAAGTCCTTCACCTATTGGAGTAACAGAACCCATAGCTCTAGATGAAATACCAACAGTGATATTGTTTTTAAATAACTCTTTTAATATATTTCCAGAAGGAGTAGGAAGTATTTCAACATCACCGTACAAATCTTTACCTTCCCAGAAAAGTCTTATTATATTATGACTAACATTCTTAAGATTAATAATAGAAGATTCTGGGTGATCTAATTCTCCTAATGCTCTATTTTCTGCAATTGGTCCAGCAATATACTTCTGTACTTGCACAAATAAAGTTTGATAAGGATATATTCTTTTATTTGCATTAGGTTTATCAGTAGCCTGAACAAGTCCAGATACTACCATATTACCATTAGCTAAACGACGAACTTCAGTCAAAGACTGTGGGGTTGGTTGGAAAGCGCTATATTCTATTAAGAGTTGTTTGTTCATGTTATAGATCTATTGGTTCTCCTTTATCAAAGGCCACAATTAAATTATTCTTAGCTACAGGGTTAGTAACATCTGTATTTATTTTCCTTTTTATTTGTGCGTTATGAGCAGAGTCTTTTGTTTTTGCTGTAGTAGCTTCTTTTAATTTCTTTACAGCCTCTTTAAGCTTACGCATCTTCTCTTTATCATCTTTATTCTTATCTATATACTTTCTTAAAAGAGTCTGAATATCTTCTGGTTTATAATTTAGTTCTTGCCCAATAGAAAGTCCCATTTGATCTCCTGTTTTTGGTGAAGCACCTCTGAGAGAATCAAATTTTTTCCAAGCTGCATCTCTTTCTGTTTTTTCTGTATCAGCTTGATTTTCTTGCGCTTTTTGAGTATGGTGATCTACAGTATTAAATTGATAATCTTTTTGTGAACCGTCTTCCATTTCAACAGTAAACGTGCCACCTACTATCTCAATTACTTTGCCAGGTCCATCAGGAGTATGTACTTCTGAACCAACATTATGTTTCCAGTGGCTATCTTCTTTAACTAGATCTTTTTTTTTAAGAGAATTGTAAAGATCTTTAAGCGCCTCTTCTTTCATTATTTGAACTCCCTTAGGCTTTCCTTTTTTATTCTCTTTTGTAGATACTTTAGTATTTGCTTTATCAATATTTTGACCTTTCATTTTTTTCATTTGACGGTCTTTATTGATAAGATTATTCTTTTTAACTTCTTCAGTTTCAAGCTTATCATCTGCCTTTTCTACATCTTTTGCATTAGCAAACATCTCCTCATCAAATGCATGAGGATTTTTTTGAAGCATTAATGCAGCTTTGTTTAAGGCTTTAATATATGAATCGTTAGTAAGTTCTTTTTCTTTATCTAGTAACATTTGCACTCCTCTTTTCAAGAAGTAAGGATTTACTCTGTCAACTGCTGGGTCTGTAGGAACATTATTGTCAACTTCGTTTAAAGACATTTTTTTAGCAGCTAATTTAGGATCTTTTTTTGACTTATTATCCATAAAAGAACCATCTCCCCACCAAGCAACTACTGCATCAGTATCTGCTGTTGAATTGAAATTAGGTCCAGCTTTAAATACGTCTACATGCTGTAACTCTTTATTTGTAGCTACAAGTTCTTTAGCAAAGGCAATTGCAGATTTAATATCTTTGAACTTTTTAGATTGTCTAATTCCATCTGAATAATGTACTTCATAGTTCTCAGTAATCTCAGCTTCACTAATAATACCCTTATTCTTAAGGATCTTTACAGCATCATCAAAAGAAGTAAGATTAGTTACCCAAGGAAGGTTTTTATCACGGCGTACTTCGTAAAGAAACTTCTCACGACTTACTTCACCGGCTTTATGCTTACGATATAATTCAATTGTTCTCATGCTAATAAATATTAGGATCTTCCTTGTCCACGATAATTCTTTTCTGAACGGTCGTGTTTGTTAAATGATTTTTTTGCAACTCCTTTTTTTTTCTTACCAAATGTAACTTTAGTTGTGCCACCCGAACCTTTTGCTTTTGACATTACTTAAACTTTTTTATGTTTTGATTAAGTTCTGAAACCATTTCCTTGATTTTAGCAAGGGCTTTTTCTGTATGCATTTTATATTTAAGACCACCTTCACCTTCAGACAATTCTGATTTAAGGCGGCTTACATATTCAAACAGTCTATTAATCTCTTGTACTTTTCTTCTTACTTCACGAACTGCTTGGTGGAATTGATCTGATTTACCTCTAGTCTTAGTTTCTGTTTTAAACTTTGAATAGCTTTCATCTAAACTACGCCTTTGAAAATAATCGCTAGTACCTTTGTCTTTATAATCTTTTTCATAATAGTCAGGATCTTTACGATACTTACCATAATCACTCGCAGGTTTATATTTGTCAGTGAACCAATCATAGTTATCTTCATTATCATCTTGCTGCTCAGGTTCATATTCACTTCTTATGTCCTCTAT